CCGTACTGGATATCTCTTTTTTTATGCACCAGTACGTGCATAAAAAAAGCGATTCTTAAAAACTCCAATATAGTTATACATGTCGACCGATATTTATACGATGAATTTATCAGAAAGTTCCGATGGCATGGTTCCTATAGATATGGGAAATCGATCTAACGCATTCGTACCGGAAGCTCAATCCAACACGTATGCGCCAGAAATCAAGGAAGAAAAAAATATACACGATTATAAAGACGACATGGACTCTACTCCTATCAGCGATGTTTTAGGTGGACCCCAAGAAGGCACTTCTCTCGAACCCCCTCTCATGGCGGTCGACCCTCGTGCGGTTCAAGTGGCGCAAGCGAACGCCATGATGCCCCAGGTTCAGGCTGCCGCCCAAAAGACTGAGGACCCTAAGAAGAAGAATCCTTTCGATCTCACCGACGATCAATTACAGACTCTCATTGTTGTCTTCGCCACTGCTGTTGCTGTAAGCAAACCCATTCAAGAAAAGCTCGCGAATACGGTTCCCAGGTTTTTAAATGCTCAGGGTAATCGTAGTCTCGTAGGCTTAGCGTCTACTGGCGCGGTTGCCGGTGTCGTGTTCTACATCACTCGTAAATATTTTTAAATCGTCTCGTACGGAAGACTGAAATCAATCAGTCCTAATCGCGAAATAAGTCCGATCATAAGAATCCATGATAAGCATATCGTAAGAAGTGCAGGCCATGCTTTCTTAGCATCCTTTTTCCCGTAATTCTTGAATATATCCTTAAGATCTCCTATCACCTGTGTTAAACCGTACACGATTCCACCTGAGAAAAGAAGGGCTAAAAACACGTGACTCGTCTTTCCACTTACTATAATCGTCTTATTCGCTAAGACGTATACCAGAAACGGAAGAATCGTGGTCACGAGGGCGATATTAGCCTCATATGGCATCCACTCGGCGCGTGTGAGAAACATACCAACCATAACTAACATCCATAAAAGCAGTGATCCGCCTATCGTTTGACTCCACCTGGTGGGATTCATCCCTGGAAAAAAATCAGGTTGTCGTAAGCCTGTGTTAGACATTTATATTAACCTAGATTATTTATCGACAATCTGCTTACCACAAAATGGGGTCAAAGTACCTATGTTATCGTACACCCCTATAGTTATCGCTTCATTCCGAAGTTCTTCGTAATTGTCCCAAAAATTATCACTATGCGAATATTCATTCACGGTACAGTGTGCGAGTTCGTGTAGTAACACATGGAATACATGGTTTACCTCGCCATCGATACATAAACCTATCTCCTGACCCTTATTTGTATTATACCCGACACCTCTCATGAGAGATCCTTTGTATGCGACAATTGGAATCTCGTCATGTAGCATGCGAAATTTTGGTTCATCGGTTTTCTTCAGGTGTTCCCTGAGAGTGCGGTATCGCTCCTTCACCTCTTCTAACACGGGTTCTTTACGATTTGTATACCATAACAATATATTAATGGCGATCAATGCTGCTATGATCATCTCTACTATACGTAAATATAAATTTACTGTACAACTCTGATATTGGATTTCCTTTTAAACCCTCCCACTTTGTCATCATTAGACCCATATTCTCGAGGTGTGTTATGAGCATATCCTTGTGTGCCACGGGTTCCGCTTTGGGACCATCTGCATAATACGGGGTGTCGCACAGATGTACAAATAACTTTTCACCAAAATCGCCGTTACTCGTCGCTTTCATACGAAAGAAATTACCCATATCATCCTTGTATGGCGTTTTAAAAATAATTTTTTCCGAATCCGGTATAATTCCAATGAATTTACCCCCGGGTTTTACCCGTCGTTTGATTTCTCGAAGAGTTGACATGAACAAATCGCGCGTCTCAAAAATATAGTGTAACGCGAAGTTGTAGCACACCACGTCATACTTGCGATTTGGACATGTTCGGATGTCTCCATGGTAAAAGTTGACTCTCATCTTCATATTCTTAGCCCGTCGCTTAGCCTCTTCCAAAGCTTCTGCACTGGGTTCACACATGTTGATATTGACTTTCATCTTGGACCATTTTTGAAGATCTCCACCGAATCCACATCCGACATCGAGTACACTGATTCCCGGTTTACAGACACTCTCGATGAGTACCCGCTTCTCGTTGTTGTGTAATCGACGCAACTCCTCCATACTTTATAGTTGCATAAAAACTTTAAATATCTACCCAACTTAAGTTTAATGGCTTAAAGTTTTTGTGCAATACAAAATCATATAATGTCTCTCGAACAAGATTATACGACCGTCCCCGGACAGCTTTTTGCATGCCTTAGCGTCGTCGGACCGGAGTGTCCGCAAAAGAACGATCAATTTGGAATCAAAATTCGGGGTGCTTTCAACTCTCGTGATGAGGCGGCTTCGCACGCGAAGCGTCTTCAGAAAGAGGATGCCACGTTTGACATTTACGTGGTGGACATGTATAAGTGGCTACTGATCCCACCGGACCCCACTAAGATCGAGGATGCACATTACACGAACGAGAAGCTCGAGGAGCTGATGTCTGGATACAAGGAGAACCAGGCACAGGCTGCTAAGATGTTTAACGAGCGTAAGCGTGATATGATTGAGGCTGCTACGTATAACAAGCCCGGTGATGAAAACTCTCGATTCTACAACAAGCCCGACGAGGCTCCAATCAGTCATCCCGCGGAGGTCATCGAGCGTCTCAAGAGTGAGACCCCTGATGCTCCCATGGAAGAACTTGTGAAGAAGGCTGACGAGATTGTCAAGGCCGAGGTCGAGGAGCGTAGAAAGAAGCGTGAAGCTGACCTTAGCATCGCCGAAGAACCCGAAGATGGTGAGATTACCGAGGCGAAGGATGATGGTGAGGAGGAGGTTACTTCTAAGGCGTAAATATTTCAAAAAACTAAAAACTAAAAACATAATGTGATCATATTATTAAAAAAAATCTACCTTCTTAATAATACGATGGCAGCAGACGAATATAAGCAGCGTGTCGAAAAAGCTCTCGTGGAACAGGCTGAAAATGAAAAGAATGCAGAACCGCGTGAAGTTGGGTATGTTGGTTTTGGTCACCCTAAAAATTTTAGGCTAACACGTATAACTGCACTGAATGACGAAATGTATAAAGCTTCTCAAGTAGTTACTGATGGAGTAGTTAGACCAGCAATTACTAGAAGATCCGAAAAACTTTTAGAAGACGAAAGCACACCAGTAAAGGATTTTTTACCCGCTTCACCCGGGGCGAAGGATAACTGGCTGCATAGTCTTCCCCATGAAGAAGCCTAAAATAAAGGCTACAAATATAACTATATAGGCGACTTTATCCAGAGAATTTAGAAAATCTGGAACCCTTGGTCCATCCGACATTTGTGGGGGTGGATACATAAGAGGGGGTGGAGGAGGTTGCATGTAATATTGTTGATCCTGTTGATCTCGAACGGGTTCATCCGCCGGCTTATCGTCGATAAGCTGTGGGCTATACTCTATGGGATTTCCTAATTCCGTTTCCATATGGTAATTATTGTGTCTATTTTTTTAAGCCTGATATTCCTCATCAGATTCCTCATCATCATCGACAACGAATCCTTTTAGATTTCCATTATCATCGGCTTCGCTGTCTGAATATTCATCCTCTGTGTCGGTTTCAGTTTCACAAAGATCGTCATCTTCCGAATTATAATCCGTGTCATACTCATCCTCGGAAAAATCGTCATCGCAGACGTCCTCTGTAGGCTCTAAACGATTGGGTTTCTTCGAAAGCCGACCGGATCGGGTTAAAACAGGTTTGTCTTCAATGTCTGTCATTTACATTTGACACGCAAAATCCTTTTAAATGCCTTTATTACGCTAATGCGGATAGTATGTTGTCCGTAACGATGTATTCTCTATTCTTACATGAACAGACCTGTACGATCTTGTTCTTTACGATTTTGAATTGCGTAGCCGTGGAATTGCATTTTGTGCATTTTAAATCCGTGTACACTATACGCTGAAATTTGGACTTTTTAGTTATACTTTTTACCACTAAAGGTGTACTCGTCATATTTTTATTTATAAACGTCTGTAGCATATTCACACCTTTTACTGTATCCTCTTTCTTTATTTCTGGACAGGGCTGACACATCAGCTGTGGCGTGTCGTACAGAGACGCCTTGTACCCGTCTTTGTACAGATCTTTGAAAAGAGGGTCCGGTAAACGATGCTTTCGTCCATAAAAATCCCTACAAAATCCAAACCGTCTACCACGCATGGTTTCACATGTACAAAAACATCTTTGGGCGATCGTGTGACCCTCAATTCTAAACCATACATGATTCGATGCATGTGAGCGTTGAAGATTTTCACAGTATTTAGAGTTGGTAGATATGAGGTAGTTATTCTTATCTTGATATACTTTAGTTATTTGCGCCGCTTCTTGACCTTCTAAATTTTTTTGTACAAATGCCTCTATGTCACGAATGACCTTCTCATCCGAAAAAACATTCTTCGTCTCACGTATCGTAAATCCACCCTCCATACGTGTCGAGCCCTGTACGATAACGGGTGTTGTTACTTCCGTTCGAAGAGTGGCCATTTGCATAATCTCTACACACGGCTTTTGGTCATGAATTCCAGAAAGTGAAGATTTTTCATGTGAATACATGAGTACGGGTCGATATTCCCCCTCGATTATTTTACCATTGTCACATAACGAACACCCACGTCCTTCACATGCATCATGTTTAGCTTTCTTATGCGACCAAGGCATACGAAATCCACTCCCTTTTACGTTACGTCTTCCACCGCCGTACACGGCTGTATCTACAATATCTTCCCATGGTTTTCCGGGAAAAAGTAGGGACAACGACGATACGATATGTGAATGAAGAGCCATAGCCGATCCATGGTCAACCACGAAATTAGGCCAGTTCATGTGAATACCGTGCTTGATTTTATCGCGAGAAGGTTTCGGTTTAGCTACGGATATGAGTACATCTTTACCTCCGTAATGTGTGACGCGATCACATATTGTACGCACGTACTCCTCAAGTCTTTCGAACGATAACTCTTCGGTATCTTTGTAATCCAGATCTACGAAAAAGTTAAACGTGTCGGTTTTCTGTTCGACCACATACAACTTTTCTCCACTATTAATACATTCCACGTATTTCTCGTAGAAATCATTCAATCTATCAAAAGGAACAGATAGACGTCCACCGTCCATGAGCACATGTGATAGATTGGAGCCTTGTTTAAAGGTGAAACCTTGTTTTTGACACCAAGATCTAAA